CATAGCACCGTGGGGGTGGTAGGATGCGTAGCTCTTTTTCGTTTTCAGTTACATAAACGCCCCCTCCAGAAAAATTTTAAGGGGGAGGGGGAGGGTGTGTCCCCGTTGACGCACGCCACACCAAAGGAGGTAACATATATGTTATGTGATACATGTACAAACAGCAGATACTGCACTAACGAAGAACGGATCATGTGCATCGCAGACAACTATAACCAGTATGATGATGACGGCAGCGCGTTCAGCACATACTACGACTACGATAATAACATCGATTCCGTAAAAACAATCTTCGAAGCAGTAGTAGACGAGCAGCAGGAAAAAGGTTCAAAAACACTCTACAATGCTTGTATGTCAATTTACTCAGTAATTGACGCAGTACTCGGCGATATGATGCTCATGGATTGTATCAGATCAATCGAACACTGTGCATAACTTAAACAAGGAGAGTATAAATATGATCACAGCACTTATAAGCGGAAAAATGGAAACACTTATAGGTTTCTTAGTATCGTGCGGTGTAGCATTAATAATTATGGGGATCGGTTGGTTAATTGACAAACTCGCAGATATGTGGCATGATCGCCACTTTCACAGAAGGAAGCACAAAAAATGAGAAGATATTTCTACGAACTGCATATAGACGGAATGCGTAAAATCATGTATATTAATCATGCAGAACTTCGTCTATTAATTCACGATCATATCGTGCGTAGCGTAAGGAAAATCGAACAATGAATGACTTTTACACAGAAAAGCATGCATTCACACCGCTCAAAGATTTCGAGCATGACTATGCTATAGCAAAAGATGGTAGAATACTCAGCCTACTCACTGATCAGTATGTCAGACCATCTGTAGATAGCAATGGATATTTGAAAGTGACTTTGTGGAAAGATGGACATTCATGTACACGTAGAGTACATAAACTTGTTGCAGAAATGTTCATACCAAATCCAGACAATCTTCCAGTAATTAACCACATCGATGGAAATAAACAAAATCCGCATTACACCAACCTTGAATGGTGCACTCAACAAGAGAACGTACAACATGCCCATGACACAGGACTTCAAACAAAAACGTCCAATAAATCGGTTGTTCGTGGGGATGGTAGGGTGTATCCCTCGTTGACAGAAGCAGCAGCTGATAACAATATAACAAAATCAGCAATCAGCAAAGTAATAAACGGAAAACGAAAAACAGCAGGTGGCTGGACATGGAAAGGAGGTGATAACGATGCCTAGAAAATACACAAAGATCACTCCTGAAGTTGTAGCAAAAGTTAAAAAATATCTTGCAGATGACAGAGGCTTTTCACAAACAGAAACAGCAAGATTGGTAGGAATTGGAGTTAACTCTGTAAAAAAGATCGTACAAGGATATTATGACCAGCCGGTTGAAAACAAAGCAACACAGGCGGCTGACTCCGAACCCCGCGGCGATACCACAGCAGTAATTCCATATGAAAAAATGGAACATCTACTCAAATGCGAGATGTTCGTAGATGAGTTGTTTGACACAGCATTAAAATCAGACAAAGGCGAAGAAGAACTTTACTTCCCACGTCACAGAACGCACAGCATGTGCGAAAGATATTTCCCGGAAAAGACACAAGACACATTGATCCGTCTTGCAGTCAACACATTCTGATACATACGCAATAGGGCGTTGTATATACACGCAATAAGGAGGATAAAATCATGCGCGTAAAGATTGAGGAGAATATTCTCACAGTAGTAACCGATGTACCTAAGTCCGTTGTCGATAACGGTCTGGCAGACCTGACCGCTTACGATGACAAGCAGAACCCGCTGTACAAGATCGCCGTAGGAGCAAACGGCAGCCTCACTCAGTTCGGTATCTCTGCAAACTCCGTTGTAAACGGTAAGTTAGCAGTTGTTATCGTTGAGGAACTTGGCTTCCAGCGTGAAGACTTCGTTAAGAAGTACGGCAAGGCTGTAGTTGCAGCACAGAAGTTCTGCCCGATCATTGCCAACGCAGCAGCAACCGAAGAGGAAATGCTGAACGCAGCGTTCGCAGAGTAACTAACAACAGCGCCACCCAGGACTCCCCTAGGTTTGTCAAAAATAAAACACTCGTAAAAATATGGCAACTCTGGGTGGCGCACCCACTAAACTATGGAGGAATCGAAAAATGATTAACTTGACAATTGGCACAAACACAGAAAGAAAAACCGTTATCGTAGAGCCGACCGAAGTTCTGGCAGATGTACTTGCAGACAACGCAGTAAACGTTGCTTCCGCAGCAATCCATCTCAATGGTTCGCTCATTCCCGGCTGTGATCTCGAAGAAACTTTTGAGAATCTCGGCGTTGAAGACGGTTCTCAGGCGATGTTGATCGCAGTGGTCAAAGCTGACTCCGCTCAGTGATCCCCCTTTGACCTACACCCCTATCGGGCGCGTACGTGTCACAGCGTACGCGCTTATTTCTTACTATAAAATAAGGAGGAAAATAAAATGCCAGTATGGATAACTCCTGTAACAGTAGCAATTCCAACAGAATTATGCGATGCAGAATATCAATCAAGACGCAGAACAAGTTTGGATCGCTACAGGAGCAGAACAGAAGTAACAAATGAACATATATGGACAGCATACGCATGGCTGCGGCTTCCATTAATCAACAGAGAACCCCAAGAAGTAGTAAGATCAGTATTGCTGTACAAAACTGCCCCGGTTACACGTGGAGTAAGTCCTGCTGAAGCATTAGAAAATGCCAAAAGCGTCTTACAAAACGCACATGTAGGAGGAAGAAAATATAATGTAGTAATGTTCAATACAAGAACAGACGCTGCAAACTCTGCGAAAATAAAAGAATGGTTAGACGCAAACGAAGGCTGTACAGAATTAACACAGTATACAACAATGTTAGTGTCAGCACCGACACATAAGATTAATCTGTACAAAAGAGAAACTGAAGATCAGACAACATACATTATCTTAAACAACCTTGACACACCAAACACAGTATTCAAAATCTCCGCAGCGATTATGCTGAGTGAAAACTGGTTTGGAGATGCCACAGAACATATTGCAGAAGCGTGGTTAACAGGAAATGCAGATGCAATTTGCACAGTAATCGAAGAGCATTATAAAACATGGCGTGAAGAAAAACAAAAGCGTGTAAGAGAACAGGCATTAAAAGCCATGTGCGAAAAAATGCATGAAAGTGAAGACACCCAATTCAGAGACAGAATTAACGAGAAACAGTCACAGGTTGACTACATGTTCTCACAGATCGAACAGTTAAACAGAGAGATCAACACCATTAAAGGAGAATATTTAGCCTATAAGTTAGAAGATGTTGATAAGAAATCCGAAGACTTGATTGCATTCATCGAATCTTGCGGAGATAAGATCACATATATTAACTGGGTTTCTGGCACACTCATGTTGATGTATCGTACAGAACTGATTTACTACGAATCAGAACTCATAAAAAGATATTTTGAATCAACAAGACCTAACTGTGTAACAGAAGAATCTCCAAATGTGCAGCAGTTATTGAAAGATATCTTCATAAATCAAAAGTATACTGTGCTTATTGAGTCTGGCGTAAGACTTGACACAATAAATAACAGAGTAATGTACTTAAATCCGAGGGATGCCGGTGGATTACAAACGATGCATGGAGTACCAAATCCGCATCATCAGTACTACAACTGTTGGGGAGATAATCAGCCTAACATCGTACATGCACTCCTGGATAAAGATTATGTAACAGCAATCTTAACAGCATTTGCTGCAATCTCAGGAATCAACTTAGCAGATTCAGCAGTATTATCAAAGTTCATTCAGGAAACCCTGTACACGTATAGAGAAACAGCATTCTTACGAAACACAGAGACAGGAGAAATCATTTCTCCGAATGAATACTATAGGAGGTGCGAAGATGCATCAAATGAGACTAACTAATAGACAAATACAGGAACTTGTATCTGATATAAGAAGACAGTTAAAAAGCATCAAAGTAATTGACGGAACATTCGACCTCTCCTACAAAGTGCCTGAACAGAAGGACGCTGAAAAAGCAAAACTGATCTTTACACAGACAGCGTGGAATAAAATGACAGCGCTTGTCGATACATGTGATAAAGAGATCGCTTGGCACGGTCTGGTAGAAAAGAATGAAAACGAATACACGATCACAGACATCATCGTATTTCCTCAGACCGTCTCAGCTGCCACAGTAACATCTGATGAAACTGAATACAGCCTGTGGGTTGCACAGCAGCCGGACGAAATCTTTAATAGCATGAGATTTCATGGACATTCCCACGTTAACATGGGCGTATCCCCGTCTGGAGTTGACACAGAATATCAGAACAACATGCTGAAAAATCTGAATGATTTCTACATCTTTGCAATCTTCAATAAGAAAGGAGATCATTGGTGTGCGATATACGACGTTGAAAGCAATATGGCTTATGGTAACAGCGATGTGGAAGTTATTGCGCCGAACACAGAAGAAGCAGAATGGGCAAAAGAACAGATAAAACAGTTCATTAAAAATCCTGCTCCTGTACCGGCTGCGACAATCGCTTCAAAATATCCTATCAATAAACACAAAAAGAAAGCAGACAAGCCAAAAGAAAAATCCAATACACCATACACAGATTCATTTATGTATGATGAAGATGAAGACGGATATGTATATGGTAACTACTACGGATACCCGTGGCAAGGAGGATATTATGGACAGAAGTAAAGTTCTTGAATTCTTCGATGCAACAGCATACACACACTCATACCATGTGATCGGATGCGGAGCAATCGGATCTCATGTGTGCGAAGAACTTGCAAGACTTGGAGTACCTGAAGTTCATATCTACGATTTTGACACAGTAGACTCACACAACATCACAAACCAGATGTTTAAGTTTGAAGACATCGGAGATTCAAAAGTCCACGCATGTGCAATGGCAATGAAAGCAATCAACCCGGACATGAGAATTATTGCACATCCAAAGGGATTGCAAGAACCTTATGTAGTCAACGGAATATGCATCTTATGTGTAGATAATATCGATCTCAGAAAACAGATCGTAAAAGCAAACTACTATAATCCATACTGCAAAGCATTCCTTGATTTCAGAATGAGATTAACAGATGCGCAGCACTACTTTGCAGATGCATCCAGTCAGTTTGAAAAAGACACGCTTCTGGCAACAATGGATTTCTCACATGAAGAAGCCCACGAAGCAACACCGATGTCTGCATGTGGTGTAGAGTTAAGTGTGGTTTACACGGTTAAAGCAATCACAGCATTTGGAATGGCAAACATGGTAAAGTGGTTACAGGATAACGATTACAAAACAATGGCAATCGTTAATATGGAAACATTTACCATTGATGCATTCAAAGCAAAACCCAGAAAGAAAAAAGATTGGATTGACACAGTAAATAAAACAATTGTCAACATTAAAACCACTGCGTAGCAGTGGATATATTTGCCTGCCTAGCAAATAAGTAATCTTTTAAGTACTAACCTATTTGAAATTTAAAGCCACCCCCTATGTGGTAGAAAGGACTGCACATGGTATATCTGAATTACTTATCTAAAGTACGTTCTAAGATAGGAATGACAGAAGAAGAATTACAGAGAGAAATTAAATACAATGCAGGAAGAGTAGCAACCAAAGTATTAGGTAGCACTAGCAGGATTAAGGTAAATGCCAAAACAGCAAACCTTCTGACTTCTCTCGAAATGCATATGTCTGCATTCATTGCAACCTATGGAGATACATCTGCGTTATATAAAACATTCCAGATCCCAAAACGTAGCGGCGGCTTCAGAGAAATCTGTGCACCGGAAGGAATTCTGAAAGATGAGCAGTCATATATCTTAAAAATGTTTACTAAACAGTTGAAATTCTTACCACACAATGCTGCGCATGGGTTCACTCGTAAACGTAATTGCAAAACATCCATTGAAGTACATCGACTCAATAAATCAAGATGGTTTCTGAAATTGGATATCAAAGACTTCTTCCCCAACACTACTACAGAAATCCTGAAGAATGCAATGGAAAAAGTGTATCCGTTCTGCATCATGTCTATGGCTGGCAGAGATAGTTTAATTAAAATCTGCACGCTTGATGGAGCAACCCCGCAAGGAGCACCCACATCTCCGCTGTTGACCAATATGGTCATGGTAGAAAAAGATGTAGCAATCACAAGATATTGTAGAGAACATGATCTGGTATATACAAGATATGCTGATGACATTCTGATCAGCGGACGTGTAGATTTTGATTGGAAAACCGTACAGGAAGATATTCAGAATCTCCTTGGTGAATATAAAATCAAGGAAGAAAAAACCAGATACGGATCGTTCAATGGTAGAAACTGGAATCTTGGTTTAATGTACAATAATCAGTACGAAATTACGGTTGGTCATAAAAAGAAACAATTAGTTAAGAACCTTGTTCATAACTATATGACCAAAGAAGATCAACACACGTTGGAAAATTGGTCAAAATTATTAGGTATTGTCGGCTATTGTAACTACATTGAGCCTCAATACTTTACGAAATACTTGGAACAGATTAAAGCAGCGAAGCCTGCTTAATATATAATGCATCAGAAGAAACACATGTACATTCATATGTAGCCTCCAATCAATTTGAAGGTAACAAAATGTGAGAAACAATGAGTTTTACAGCCCGCGTATTCGCCTCCCAGGGGCTAAGCTGCATTTTAATTCAGGTTGCACCTGAATTCAAATTGCAGCTCAGACCCTGGAGGCGATTCACGGCTGTAAAACAGAGGTATAATGGTGATGCATTAAACACCTACAAGAAGATTTGATCTTTCTATTAAGTAGAAAGTACAGAAATATTCTATAAGAGTCTGTGTATAAATCCCGGATTAACACAAATATAATAGTTGTAGGTATATAACACACTTTAGAAAAACACATTGTAGCAACATCTCCGTTCTGATTAGTTCAGATCGACCACAATGTCAGGAGGAAGCAATCGGGATCCTTCACCGTCTCTTCCGGCGTACGTGCCTTCCTGTGTTCACATCCAGACAGGTCAAGTCCAGTCTGGATATTCACACAAGGAAGCACGACGCCGGAACCCGACGTGGAAGGATCCCGATTGACACACTTATAATGTAAAGTGTACAATAAGTCACGGAGGCAACCATGACTAAAGAAGAACAAATGCGACTGAACGAAGTTATATTCTGCAATCTCTTTAAGAAATTACTGATCAAGAACAGTAATCCGATTAAAGTATATGACTTCGTAGCAGCCACAGCAGAAGTAATCGGTGCCAATGTGGTAGTATTAAATAGTGTACTCACTATAATACTTAATAATGATAAACGATACATGGCATCTAAAAAAGAATACATACAACTACTCAAGCGTTCAGACCTTCCTGTGCGTCAGGTTGTCCAAATGGCACACATCAGCTTCAGCACATACTATGATAAATCTCAGGCAGACCTACATATTGTACCTAAATTTGATCCTATACAATATGCTGAGATGATGAAGGTACTGAAGTTCTTTGATGAAACAAGAACAAGCCTTGAAGGAAGTATGGAATAAAGAAAGGTAATTAAATGCAACATAAAATAGAAGTTATTATTCAAGCATTTAAAGATCCATGGACGTATTACTTTTTATTTTGGTTTATAATCATTGCGATTATATACCATATAGGAGATAAAAAAAATGACTAATGAAAAAGCAAAGGATTTACTCGATAATATTATTGACTATGATACGGCACTTGAGAAGATAAGGGCAGAGATAGAACGGTTAGAGAATGTGTGTTCAAAAGAACATGGCTGTATTGCCGAGGTTTTGCAGGTTATCGACAAGTACACAAAGCAAACGAAAGGAAAACCGAATGAATAATTGGCAAGAGTATGCATTGCTGTTCAACATTCTCATTATTTCAATAAACGTGTTGTGGTACACGGCTGTTGTAGCAGGGATTGTTGAATGGATTATAAAGGTGGTGAAAAAATGACAGTAGAATACACGTTAATCTATTACGGAGCAGTTTTGCTAGGTGAGTTGCTTACAATAATCGTTGTGTTCGGATGGGAGTGAAACGGGAAGTATGACAACACTTGAGAAAATAAAAGCAGAAATAAAGGAAAGACTTATTGCGCATAACACAATAAACATATTTGAAATTATCGACAAATATGCAAAGCAAGAGCCAATTCCAGAACAATGGCGAGAGTTAAAAGAAACTATCACCGAAATGCGTGACAACGACGGAACGGGAACGCAACAGGAAGTTTGCAAATTCCTTGTTAACTACATGGAAGTATTGGAAAAGCAGATGATCAAACCGCAGGAAAGTGATGAAATCAGTGAACGCAACTTAAAAATGTGGGAAGAAATTTTTAAGGCAGAAAGTGAGAATAAAAAATGAATATTAAATTTGAAGATCCGCGCATGATTATGTGTCAGCAGGAATATAATAAACTTGATCCTGAAGAACGTATTACTATGTCGCACTTCGATCTGGCACAGGCTACGGCAATAGACACAATAGAACCATGGATAGATTTCCTCAAAGATCCCCGTGTCGCAGACAGTATCAATGAAGAACTTACAATATATAAGGAAGCGCAGCAGCGCAAACTTATTTCAAGAGCCACAACACACGATAAATCTGTAGGTACAGCACAGATGATTAATGCTCTTGGAAAATCTATGGAAAATGAGGTTGCCAAAACAGGCACTTTAATGATATACTCATATGTGCCATTAAATGCTAATGAATCACTTGCTCAAAATACACGCGAAGAAGGCAAGGATATATTCGAGGAGGCATAATGAAACTAAGAGAATATCAGAACGAGGATGTTCTGAAGATGCTTTCAAATGATTGCATCGGAAACTTTAGTGAACAACGCACAGGTAAAACCCCAACTACCTGTGCTTCTTTAGCCCGCAGAGGCTTGGCTCATATCTTAATAATCTGTCCAGCATCTTTATGCTATGTATGGAAAAAAGCATGGGAAGACTGGGTAGGCGGCGAAGCATATGTCATGCAAAGCACCAAAGACGAACTTGATATGAAGTATTACGATATGCCACTTATAGTAAATTATGAAAAATTTCGTGGCACAAGTAACAACAATACAGTATGTGAACGTATAGTTAAATGGAAACCCGAAGCCGTAGTAGTGGATGAAGCACACAGAATGAAAGATCGTAAGAGTCTTACATCACAACGGCTTCAGCGATTTCTTAATGTTCCTGTACGTATTGCATTAACAGGCACACCTGCAACAAACAGACCATGGGATGTGTGGTCTATATTGCATTGGTTATTTCCAGATGAGTACAGCAGTTACTGGAAATTTGTTGCAGAATATTTTGAAGAAGAAGTCATCTGGGTAGCAGGAGAACCACATCGTCAGCCAGCCCGGTTCAAGCGAGGAATGGAAGGAATCTTACAGAACCGGCTGGATAAAAAATGCATACAGCATAAACGTAATGATGTGATGAAATGGTTGCCATGTGAAGAGTCTCCTACCGAAGTGGTTCTCCCTGCTACTGAAGAACAACTCAAAGCAATTGACAGTCTGATCAATTACTTTGAGTATAAAGACATCGTTACTCAGACTGTACTGGATAATCTTATCCGCATAAGACAGATTTGTGCAGCCCCTAAAATCCTTGGGCTTAAAGGCAAAAGCCCTAAACTGGAGTGGCTGAAACAATACTTAAAAGATTACCCCGAAGAGCAGATACTCGTGTTCAGCAATTCAAAGAAGTTCTTGAAACTTATAGGTTCTGAATTGAAAGTAGAACACGAGATTATCTGCGGGGACGTAACACCAAAAGCCCGCATGGAAATCGTAGATAAGTTTCAGCGGGGGGAGGTTGGTGTGTTGCTGTGTCAAACACAGGCATGTAAGGAAGGACTTACATTAGACGCAGCAGATACCTCAATCTTTCTGGATGTATACCCACCGTCAGCAGATTATTTGCAGGCAAAAGACAGAATGGTAGCAACAACTTCTGAAAGAGTTAAACCAAAGAAGTTAATCCATGTGATGTTGCAAGACACCTACGATGTACAAACATACAGACTTGTTAAACGTAACGTAGATGAAACTGCAATCATCAATGATTATAAACATTATATTGAAGAAAGGAGAAATGCAAATGGCAAACAGTAGTTTAAGTGGAGTATTGACATTCCGCGATGCTACAAGACAGCAGGCTAAAGCCTCTATCTTAATCGAAGGATTGAGTGGTAGAGGAAAATCAGGTTTGGCGCTGTTACTGGGTTATGCACTGTCCGGTAAGGATTGGACAAAAGTGTACGCAGTAGATACCGAGAACAAATCTCTTGATCTGTTTGAGGGAATCAATATGAGTAATGGAACTAAATGTGCGCCATTCAAAAAAGTAGACCTGTTACCTGCACACGGATATGCTCCGAGTAATTATCTGCTGTGCAAAGAAAATGCAATCGCAGCTGGAGGAGAGGTAATCATTAATGATTCCATCACCCACATGTGGCAGCAGGAAGGTGGCGTACTTGACATAGTAAGTCAGATTCAGTTGAAAGACAGTAAACGCTACAACAACTACACAGCATGGGGTGCACCTGAAGTAAAGGCTGAGAAGCAGGCTATCTTCGATGTAGTCAGAGATGCAAGGATTCATGTAATTAGCACGGTACGTGTTAAGGAAAAATTTGAAATCAATGCAGATCATACGCTTACATCGCTGGGCGAACAGGAACAGCAGATGCCTGATTTGAAGTATGAGCCTGACCTTGTACTTCAGATGCTCAAAGCAGGCGCAATGAATGGAACACCGCCGACAGCAAAGGTAATCAAGAGCAGATATGCAATCTTGCAGGAAGGTGAGATTTATCAGTTCAACGATACAATCATCGAATCCCTTGTAGATTACCTGAAAGAAGGCACAGATCCCGCAGAACTGCTTGAGAAACAACGTGCTGATTACATTGCAACAATCAAGGATATTCTTGATGGAGATGTAAGTAAGAAGACAATGTTCCCCACGCTCAAAGAACAGCAGGGACACAAAGACACCAAGTTGGTAGACTTACCATTGGATGTCTTACAGACGTTACTTGGCAGCTTATTAGCATAAGGAGGAAAGAACATGATCAATTTTGACAAGCTCCCTACAACAAACACAAGTGAATTTACTCCGGTGCCGGACGTGTATCTGGCACACATCGAAGTTGCAGAAATGCGTCAGCCGAAAGACGCAACAAAGCCTCCGTATCTGAATCTTCAGTACAGACTTACCAGACATGACGGCAAGAAAGCAGGCGTAATGTTTGATAAGCAGGTAGAATCTGAGAAGCAGTTGATGATGTACAAACTGGCAAGATTCATACAGGCATGTGGCATTCCGCTCAAAGGGCAGATGGAACTGAAAGATCTCGCAACTCTGGTACAGGGTAAAGACATCGTTGTTGATACATCTATTGATGAGTCTGGCTCACGTCCGAGTCTTCAGGTAGATGTATTCAAACGTGAAATGTACTACCCGAAAGAGCAGTTCGATGAGATCTGGAAGTTAGAGCATCCTGATGAAGACGGATTCATGCCTCTCCCTGAAGACAGTGAAGTGCCGGACTTCATGAACACGCCTGAACCGAAAGACGGCGAAGAAACCGTAGAATACTAATGGGATTCTTTGAACACTACTTCGATGTAGATGATGCTGAAGGTAGGGAAGAGATAGCCGTGTGCTGTCCCTTCCCACACACAGCACCCGATGGTACGCAATATCATGAAGAGCACCCCTCAGCACACATCAATCTGAAGTCAAGAACATTCCATTGTAAGGTATGCAATCAGGGACACAGCGAGATTACATTGATAACCAAGCTGTTTGATACCACATACGGAAATGCTACAAGATTAAGTAAAGTATTTAATAACGAAGAAACACTCAGCCAATGGGATACGTACACTTCCTTAAACGAGGCTGGGCTTAAACTGGGTGAATCTCTCGGCATCAGCAAAGAGGTTCTGGAAGAATTGCATGTCACAAATAACACAGATGACACGCTTATGTTTCCTGTGTTTATAAAAAATAAACTGATTGACATCAGATCATATACGCCTGGAGGAACACCTAAAGTAAAAAGCAGACCGGGTGCATTAACGGGAGAAATTATTCCGTTAGACCTCTGGCAGGAAACTCCGTTGCGCAAAACAACGCTTATATGCGCAGGAGAAAAAGACATGGCAACAACAAGAAGTCATGGCTTTAATGCAATTACAATTACAGGCGGCGAGATGTCCCTTCCGTTTTCCCCAGTATTTTTCAAAGACCGAGATGTTGTGATCTTATATGATAATGATAATGCAGGACATCTTGGCGCAAGCAGATTGGCAACATACTTATTGGATTACTGCCACTCTGTTAAAGTATGTACAAAATTCCATGAAGTCTGCACAGAAGATAAAGAAGATATGACAGACTATTGGAATAAATACCACGGCACTCGTGAACAGTTAATAGCAATGATGAATGCAACTCCGCTGTTTACAAAAGAAGAAGCCGTGAAAGAATCAAACTTACCTATGGTTACGCTTGCAGAAGCAACCACTCCGCAATATATCAATAAGATGGTGCGCTCAAACGTACAGGTAATTGCAGTAGCAGATTCTCAGTTCGTAACTCCCACGATCTTAACCGGTGAGAAACAGAAAGAAACAGATAAAAATGACACAATGTATGTCGGTGAAGTAAGAGAATGGGAAATGAATGAGAATACTGTTCAGGATATCCTACACTTAATGGACGGAGGATTTAAAGAAGAAGACATAAGAAAGAATTCACTCAGGTTAATGCACATTCCGATGATGGAAAAATATGTTCGGATTAGCAAACCTGTTAAAGAAGTAGTATATAAAGGTACAGTAACAGATATGTTTGAATCTATGAATACAGATACGATGCCGATGGAATATACAGCATATTCAATTGGTACACGACTGGAATCAGGCAAGAAATATTTGTGTACCTATAAACTTGTACCACATCCGTACAAAGGTCAGCAGTTAATTATGCTGATTATGAATGCGGTTCCTGCAAATGATAGCGTAAGTAACTTTAAAGTTACGTCTGAAGTAAAACAACATCTTCAGATATTCCGTGATATTCCCGGAAACACGACAGATAAAATAAACGCATTGGTACAGAAAGTTAAAGGCATTCTTGGTTACAACGGTAATGACCAATTAATTAAAGTAATTGATCTGGCATACCACACAGTATTAACCTTTAACTTCGGACAGTTTAAGAATGTGCGTGGATATCTCGATACGTTAGTTGTAGGAGAATCAAGAGTAGGTAAATCAAGCACAGCAGATTGTCTGAGAAATACATATCAACTGGGCACTTTTACATCTTTGGCAGGAAATAGCGCAACAGTCCCCGGACTTATCGGAGGCAGCAATAAAACCGCAGGTGGAGGAATGCAGACCAAAGCGGGCTTAATTCCTCAGAACCACAAAGGTTTAATCATCTTTGAGGAGTTCGGCAAGTGCGGCAGCAATATCACAGCAGAGCTTACAGACATACGAAGCAGTAACGAAGTGCGTATAACCAGAGTGTCTGGAATATTGACACTGCCTGCTGCCGTAAGAATGATCTCGCTTAGCAATGTAAAATCATCTGGATCAGAAATAAAATCTATTGCATCATATCCTAATGGTATCGCAGTAATCACAGAACTCGTACCGACAGCAGAGGATATTGCTCGTTACGATGTGATGTGTGTATTAGGAGATAAAGGCAATGCACAAATCGATCCGTTTTGGACACCTGAATCTCCGTTTCCTACAGACGCATACCAGACAAGAGTGCGTTGGGTATGGAGCAGAACAGCAGATCAGATCATTTTATCAGACGAAGTGGTAGGATATATCATTCAGAAATCCAATGAACTGAATGAGAAGTATGATTGCCACATTAAGATATTTGGTACAGAGTGTTGGAAAAAGCTGAGCAGGCTGTCAATAGCAATTGCAGGTTACACAGTATCTACTGATGACACGTTCAATAATATCGTAGTAACAAAAGAACACGTTGATTACGCATACAATATGTTCATAGAGCTGTACGATAATCCTGTATTCAGACTTAAAGAATACGTAGAAAATGAACGTAAATACAATTGCATCGATGATGCAGGCGTAAGGTTATTACAGGAACTGTACATAAAAGTGCCTCAGTTATTGATAATGCTTGAACAAGAATCAAAGCCATCCAGAAATTCTTTGATGGCAGCAGTAGGACTTGATGCACAGACATATAATGGATTTATGTCACAACTCATACGAGGAAGTTTTGTAAAATTGACGGGTATGGATGTGCTTCCTACAGAACGTTTTAGATTAGGCATGGCAAGAATAAATAGAAACGGAAGCCTAGTCAGATTAGGAGAAACAAATGCTTAAATGTAAGTGGACACACAAAACAATCACAAATGATGAAGACTTACAAAGCATGATTGCACAGTACAATAACTCAAAAGTGTACGCAGCAGCGTTCGACACAGAAACAACAGGGCTTCATCATATATATGATAAGCCCTTCTTGTTTCAGTTTGGGTGGTGTACGGAAGACATGCAAGGGTATACTTATGCAATTGATATTGAAAAGTATCCTGTATTCAGTAAGCGTGTAATCACAGTATGGAATATACTGGCAACGCGTGCACCCATATATCTTGGGCATAACGTAAAGTTCGACCTCAATATGTTGTTGAATATTGATTTACCGTATTGGGGAAACAATATTTCAGATACGATGGTCTGGATAAGACTTGGCTCTGACGCAGTTCCCGAACGTAAAGGAGGAAGCCCGCTTAAACTTAAAGCATTTGCTGTGCGTTATATCGATGCAAGTGCCAGAGATATGGATAAGAAATTACAGGAAGAGCGTACACAGATATCTAAAGCACTTAATGCAAAATTAAAGATGAGACTCGGCTGGACAAAGAAACAGATCGATGAATTCTTTAATGATAAGTTGCACACCAAAGACGATCTTCCAGAAAATAAAAAACATGCATATAATCTATGGCATGAAAACGATTTACCAGATTATCTGAAAACCACAATAACTGGTGCAGTAAGTTCAGATGATATACCATATAATGTGCTCAACAGAGATAATGTAATTTATTACGGGCACTTAGATATCGTATGGACTTTAGAAACATACTTGGTAATTCAACCTATCGTAGAGATACGAGGTAATCTTGATGCGGTTAGACGTGAACAAGAGAACATTTATCCGCTCGTAAGAATGGAGCGGGTAGGGTTCAAGATTGATTATCAGTACCTGCTGGATGCGCACAACAAATTAAAAGAATACACTTTACAAAGACGAAAAGATTTGTGCACAGTAGCAGGTACTGATGTCAAGGCTTCTCAGTCCGCTAAGATATTACAGATATTAAACACAACATTCGGACTCAGGGTAAACACGACCAACGCAGAAGAACTGAGCAGAATGCTGTCAGATTTAAAACATGAGCAGCCGGATCATCCTGCAATTGAATTCATAGAAATTCTTCAGGAACTCCGTACTCTGGAGAAATGGTACAGCACATACATCATGCGGTTTGTAAAAGATTTCCGTGCAGAAGATGGAAAACTTTACACAACAATTAACCAAGCTGGTACAGTAAGCGGCAGAGTTACATCTGATTTTCAACAATTCCCTAAAGAAGGAATTGTTACAGCAGATGGACAAGAGATATTCCATCCACGCCGAATGGTCGTAGCACAAGATGGAGATTTCGATGCAATCGTGTATCTCGATTATTCCCAGATCGAGTTGCGTCTTCAGGCTTTCTATACTATAATCATAGGACATCCTGATACAAACCTATGCAGAGCATACAGTCCATATAAGTGCCATCTCGAAGACGGAACACCGTATGATGTTAAAAATCCGTGGTGTATCGAACATGCGTACGACCGTGTATGGCTTTATGACGAGGCTCCGACAGAAAAATGGACTCCGCTCGATGTCCACGGGGCAACCACGAAGATTGCTTTTGGTATAGATGAGTCCGATCCGAAGTTCCACGATCTGAGATATAAAGGTAAACGAGTAAACTTCGCAAAGAACTACGGAGCACAATTCAGTAAAATCAGAGAAATGTTTCCTGAATATGATGATGACACAGTACATAAGATTGATGATGCTTATTACAAAGCATTTCCCGGTGTCAAAGAATATCATAATTATTGCTACACAATAGCAGCACAGAAAGCATATATGCAGAATATGTTTGGTGTTAAATATTATGGAGCATCGGGGCATAATCTGATTAACATGCTTGTACAGGGAACAGGAGCATATTATCTGAAGTGGAAAATAGTTGAAGTAGATAAGTATCTAAAAGAACATAATTGTAAATCCCAGTTAATGATGCAGATACACGATGAACTTCAATTTAAGAAACACAAAGATGATGATCCTCAAATCTTCTTTGACATAAAAAGAATCATGGAGACGTGGGATGATGCAATGATTCCCATAGTAGCAGACATGGAAGTAACCACAAAAACATGGGCTGATAAATATGAAGTAGAATCTCTGGAGGAATTTTATGGCAAAGAAGTATAAATACACATTAGGTATTGATCCATCAGGAGCATATAAAGAAGGCAAAGGCACGACCGGTTGGTGCTTATTGAATAATAAAAGCAATAAACTAACAGCAGTAGGTACAATAAAAGCATCCGACTATGAGTCTGCACACTTATACTACAGAAAGCACCTGTTGATGATAGATCAGTTAAATAAAAAATATAAAGGAATGGCAGTAAGTATTGAAGATTATATTTTATATAGAGCGAGTGCGATGGCACAAGTCAACAGTCAGCTCGAAACAGTTCAACTGTTAGGTATAATTAAATACTTCTGTAAAGAGCACGATATTCCATTATTCATTCGACCAGCGGTCGCTGTAAAGAAACGCTGGGCAGATGATATATTGGTATATAAAGGAGTAATCCTGAAGGTAGGAGCAAGATACATGCTCCCAAACAAACATCAAGTGATATGCGAACATGAACGAGATTCAATCAGACACGCACTTCACTTCAACACATTTGAAAATAAGGAGGTAACATGAAAAAGAATGCACTTATGCTATTATGGCTGTTGCTGTTAGTAGTAGCTGCAACCGTTTTATGGGTAGTAGTAGCACGAGCGGACGAACTGAAAAAAGTGAATATGACTTGTTATACGCATACAGGTAACTGTACAGCGTCAGGGGTAATGCCTTATGTGGGTGGCTGCGCATTCCAATCAAAGTATATTGGATGTAAAGTAGCAGTGTATGAAAACAATGACGGAGCACCCGGAAGACTGATCGGCGTATTCGATATCAATGATACGGGCTACGGAGCACCCACAAAAAATATTAATGAGAAAACTGGAAAGCCGTATGGTACAATCCAAATGGGATGGAGCATAGATATCTTTCAGGATTCTCTCGAAGATTGTAGAGCGTTTATCAAAGCACACGGAGATAAATGCTACATAAGAATAATCAAACCGGAGGAGATTAAATGAATGAAACACGTGATATTCTAAACAAGATCATCAAAGATATTGAGCATCTCAAAAGACACCCGGAGCAGCTAAAAGATAAAAAACACGAACGATTTATGAACGGATTAAATGCTGCGCTTGAGATTATAAGAAAATATCTGGAGGAACTAAAATGACCGATAAAGATTTAACGGCACTAGGACTTGAAATCGTGTGTGATAATGCATATGATTTAGCCCAACATGATAAAGAAGCATTTATTCTTTTAAGAAGAGAATCCTTTGGAGCATCTGATAGCGCAGCACTTTTAGGCGTAAGCCCGTTCACAGATATCCCTACGCTAATAGAACAAAAGTGTACAAAAGGTGTAACAAAAGAAGAACTTGAGGTGGGAGAAAAAGAAAATGTACGCAAAGGCGCTGATCTCGAACCGCTTATTCTACAGAAATTTGAAGAGTGGTCTGGTTTTGAAACCTACAAACCAGACGCTATGTACAGGATTGAATTATATCCGTGGTTAACTGTTAACTTCGACGGTATAATCAAACTCGATAAGACGTACATTCCTGTAGAGGCGAAGTTCGTAAGTGCCTATGCAAATAAATATTGGCTTCGAGATAAAGCAATCAATCGTCCGCATGAAGGATTTCCTATGAGATGTGCAGGTAGAGATATGAAAACACACATCGAAGATACCGCGGCATCCTATGGAATTCCACCATATTACTTTACTCAAGTACAACAACAGTTACTTGCTCTCTCAGCACCCTTCGGATATCTGATAGGATTATTTGATAAGGGATGGGAAATTAAAGTCTATAAGATATTCGCTGATACGGCAACCCAAAATGCATTACTTGATGTAAGTAAAGAAACTTGGGAAAAAATAAAAGAAAAGGCTGGTTAACTACCAGCCTTCTTTTTTACTTTCAATCTACTTATCTGGTCTCTGCGTTCAGCATAGCGCTCTCTATTATAGATTTCATTTCTACGTAATCTGACAATCGACGCATTACTATATCCAGGAGCATTAGCCCGCATCATCATTCGAGAAGCACCATATTTCGCATACAAATCCTTGTACATATTCCGCCTGTAAGCAACTGCTATATTCCTATATGCGGCAGGGTATGCTTTCTTTGTGCTCATAGCACCGCTCTTGAACTGTCTCATATCTACTTTATACACTTTTCGCATACCATACGAAGCACCATTCAAGAAGTTCTGCGTACTATATGTAGATACATAACCATTCGTAGTGTAAGGCTTACTGAGTTTCGTAGAACCTCTATAATTCGTAAATCCAGAATATGTTGAAACATTTCCTTCAATAACGAAAGGTTTTCTAGTGGTATATTTGAATGGTCTTGAGTAAGTGTTCCATTGTTTTTTATAATTGCTCCAACTTCTTCCGCCACCTCTGCGACCACCGCCACTTCTACGGCTGTAACTATATGTCTTGCGTGCCCGCTGTAATCCAGAACAATCGACAAGCATATAAGTCTTTCCGTCAGCGCCGACTATAGGCTGTCCACCGTATCTCTGTAATAATGTGCTAAGGTTTGTAACTACTACAGCACTTCCGTCTCTGTTTCTTCTAGCGCCTAATGTACGCATGGTGTTCTGAACAAGTGTCGCATCCATCAGATATGCACCCTGCTGTATAAGCATAAGGCTTGTATCATAATCAAACCCTAACTGTTTCAGTGCAGCGTACGTTCTCTTAAATGCTCCCTTCTCGTATTTCATGTAGTCAGGCAACGTCTGATAATATGCATTGAAGTTCTTATATCCCAGTACAGGACGTTCCATTCCTGTGACATTTATCATAATTCCTTCAGGCGTTACATATATACCCATCTGAATCCAAGCACGCGCTTGTTCATCTGTGTACCCCATTTTCTTCAGGGCTTTCATTGTCCTGCCGAATGCACCCTTCTCATATTTTGTATAATCAGGTACAGTATTCCAATAAGCGTCCCACTCTGCGCCTTGTAGTGTGTTGTATGAGAATACTCGTCTACGTGCTTGTCCTTGTACATCTACTAGATTTCCGTTTTTGTCAAGCATAAACCCGTCGAGAATCATTTTTTGGGCTTCTTCAAATGAATAACCAGCGCTCATAAAGTATTCTCTTACTCGTTTTTGTTCTCCTTTTGGATAATAAAACCCGAGTTCTCGTAACTGTGCTTGGAATGCATCCCAGTCTTCGTCTGTCCAGTATGTTTGTTTTCGCATTGCGTTATATAAATCGTTTTGTTGTTTGTTTAACCGGGCGACAGCTGAAGGCGAAAGTTCTACAGCGACTCCATCTATCATCGTCGCGGGATGCATTATAAGCATAGCCCACGCTTCCTCTGTGGACATTCCCATTGCTTTGTAATATGCGATTACTTCATTTCTTAAATCTGCGTCATATTTCAGAAACGCAGGAAGGGCTGCATACATTCCAAGGAATCTCTTGTCTTCTAATGAGATGTTGTGTTGTTTAAGTAAATTAACAACTTCTTCCTGTGTATACCCTCTCGAAAGTAATTCCTGTGCAAGTTGTAAATACTGTGCTTTGGATAAGTATTTGCCCGCTTCTGTACCTTTATCAGCATAGAATGCCGAGAGAATCTGAGCAGCCTCTTCTTCAGAAAAGCCTTCTTTTTGTAATCTTCCGTTCAAATCAAAGTATGTAGCAGGGTCGTATTTAAGATATTTTGCACCGAGATTATAGTAATAATCATACTTCTTCATCTTGAACGGTTCTGTTTGTGTACCCCACAACGACGGGAATACGCCACCGACAACGTTAAGAAGCACATCATTTATAAACGTAGCAGTATCTTGCTGTGCATCGGGATCTGTAAACAGCGCCATCATTTCTCCTACATTAAGATCAAACGCTTTACCACGTCCAATAATGTTGGATATTATAGCGCCAAGCACAGGAATACCTGCAACAGCAAGACTGTGTGTGTTTTTATTTGCAATATAATCGTGCGCATAATTCCATATTACTGCGGAGTTCCAAACATGTGGACGGTTATTTGCCTGCCTCGCTTCTTCTTCACGATCGCCTGCGTACATGGCAAGATCAATCCATGCTTTCCATGGACTGTAGAAACTGTCATATAATGGTGTGCATTTTAATGCTTCATATCCGGCGCGAATATTTTGCCAAGCCGAGTTTTTTGTGTTTATAGCGCGGGAGCGCTGAGAAAACATAAAGGCTCCGACGGCACAGCTGAGTACAAGGGATGTCTCTTCAACAAAAGAGTTTCCTAATTTAACATAGTGTGTGCCGTTTAAGTCTATATTTCCTGCTTGTAATTCACGAGGCAGTCCGAGATAACTATCGATACCGTCTAATAAAATATGTCCAGTAATATTTAACTGTTCCTGTACAAACTGATCGTAATCAGAATCTGCACCCTGATCATATAAATAATATTGACGCTGCCTATATTTAGAACACATCTCAGCAATTTCCTGTGTAGTCATAGTCATATCGCCGTTTGCTTGAGATTGTCTCCATGCAGTTGCTACTGCACGCCCGCCAGCATGTTCAAACCAATACACAGCATTGTACAACTTATACTGTGTAAATGGTAAGAAGTCTTCGGTATGCCCAATCCCAGCATAGTCAAACTGTGTAGCAGTAACGTGCCGCATAGCCTCTGATTCAGAAGCACCACCCTCAATAAATGTTTTATATAATCCAAGACGTGCACGAGTTTCTGCATTTTGGAACACAGCCTGATTGTGTTTAAGTATAGGGAATTTGCACAGTTTATCTCCCCATGTTTCTACAACAGGATGGTATCCATAAAACGCTTGACTTAATAAATCATACTGCTCTTGCGTGATGGCATTATCATCAAGTAAACGCTTCATATGTTTCATACACGTGTCGTGTATAGCAGTCATATGATTTGCTAATTGTGCTTTTGTTAAACCTCTGTATCTCGGTGAAGCATATACGCTATCAAATATTTTACTAATATCTGTAGCAATATCAGCATCAAGTCCTGCTGCCTCAGTAATATATTTTGATGCATCTTCACGTAACTGCTTTGTTGTGTAAGAAACTAAATTATCTCCACCGGAAGTATTTTCATATCCGTACAGTAAATTAAACTTTTCTAATGCTTCACGGTTTCCTTGGAAAAACTCAGCAATAGTTTCTCTATTTACTGTACCTAATTCAGATTCTATTTTTCGGTATAAGTCACAATATTCCGCCTTATCTTTGGTAGCCCCAAGATAATTTTTAATAAATGAAACCATGCTTTCATTATTCTGCAAAATTTCATTGACGGCTTTAGTTGCAGAATCGACCATATTACGCATACCTGTGGCTACGTTACCGAATAAATACATAGATACGGTAGCACTGCGAATTGTATCTTTATATGTTTTATATACGGCACTGAGTTCTGTTGCATTATGCTGCATTTTTATAGCCATACTTGTTGCTTTATTCCAATCAGATAATGTATCATACATAGCATCGTCTATCATAATTGTATTATGTATAATATCATCAAAATTATCTGCGTTGATACGGCTTGTGTAATCAATAATTTTGAACTTCTTACCTTTCTGTACAATTTTACAGATGCGATGTTCTTGATCTTTAATTTGTTTTATAGCAGCTTGCACATACTCCGCGTAAGACATACCAGAATTAAACACAGAAGCACTTAATATATTTGCTGTACGCATGTATGGATTATTCATAATAGTTCCGAGATCATGCAACGCAGAAATATTATTACGAACTTGGTGTGTGCTTTGTGCAATTGTTTTTACAATATCATCACTATAGTATGGATTAACAAGGCGTTTAATATCGGAATCAGCCCACATATTACAACAATATGTTTCGTTAGCCCAATCTCTAAAACGCCCGCCAATATCTAACACACTATCAGGCATATCATTAAAAAATAATTTGCGGAAAGAATCCACATGATCAGCATTAACTAAAGTCCAATCACTTGCACCGAAAGAATTATGTCTGATTCCTGCGCCAAATGCAGAAGACTTATTATGAAATTCTACATATGCATGATTAAACTTTTTAAATATAGCGTCAGTATCACCACCAATAACATCAGGAGATATAACTCTAATAACAGTTCTATTAGATACTGTATCACTAGATATTTTTACTGTGTCAATATGGAACCCGTACTCTTTCCACTTCTTCAGAAGCACTGCAAGATCAACGCCTTCGAGTGCTTTATAAGTAGTGTCGATAATCATACCGCCTAAACAGTTGCGGACTATATGAGCATTTAATGCATCTTTATCTAAATCTATTACAGATTGTACAGAATCTTTTAATACAGAATCCCTGTACGCACGTTTAGCTTCAACCCATGCATCATATGCTCGCCCGGATGCTTCATGCCTTATAAAGTTTTTGTGATAACCAGCTTCCCTAAGTTCGTGTGCAGCCTTAGCATACGCAGTATCATAAACTTCTCTAAAGCCAGAATCTAATTCAATTATAGGTTTAAACACAGCAGCAGACTGTACCATACGCAATTTATCTTGCGTACCGTGTAAATCATCTGCCCTATATAATCCCTCTTGTATAAACTGATAGTCTTTGAGAGACTGTACAATCTGATTATTGCCCTGTAATTCAAACATTTGACGCGCATATTTAACACCAAGTTCTGAGGTATCTAAATATTTAACACGAAAAACATCTAAGAAATCATCAGATGTATCAATGATTCTTGTGGTCATAAATCTATAGCCGACATCGCTTAAATAACTAGCCATCTCAGAATCATCTATAAATAATTTAGCAAGAAGTTCTGAATAGGTATCAAAGTCGGTTGTGTCTTTGATTCTTTCGAGAAGCCATCTATTTGCTGCGTACAGTTCGGCTGGCGACAAGCCTTCAGTTTTTAATGCACGCGCAGCGGTATAGGCTATTGAGTTATGCGGGATCTCTTTTAATAACTGTTTACGTATATTAAGTAAAGAGTCAACATGCTCTTCAGTTATTAACTCAGCGTGTTTTATATCATTATGAATTTGGTTCATGCGCTGTGCCATAGTATAAACTGAATCAGCGGCATCTAAAAATTCTGCTTTGGTTTTCAATTTTGAAACATCAAACCATCCGTCAACAAGTCTGCCTTCAATAATTTTATGAAGACCGAGAGCGTCTGAAGCGGATGTTATTGCTGCCATAACATCTTTACGCACACTTTCAGTTGAAAATCCTGCATCAAAGATAGCCTTATTTAATGCATCTATATCAACATACATATTGATTACATTACCGACTCTGTTGTACATTTCTCTTTTTAAATCTGATACAACATCTTTCGCAGCATTGGAGATATAACTGATGTGTTCGCCTAATGCTCCGGTCATGTTAAATTTAGAGGTGTATTTGTACAGTAAGTCTGCACAAGTAGTTCTTGAATTATACGCTATTGTAGGCGCTACTCCTAATGTAATACTTCTGGATCGTGCTAAATCAACAGCAGCAGAGATAGAACGTTTAATAGAACTAGCGGCATCTCCTGTAAAGATATATTCTCCTTTAGGAAATCTAATAACGTCAGCTAAGTCTATAGAATTTGCTGTGCTAATATTAATATCACAAGAACGTAAAACTCTGGATAAGTAAGCGTTGTTTCCTGTTAATCCGTCAGAACTATTAAACCCTACAAACCGAATAGTTTTATTTTCAGCAAGTGCGCGTTCATGCTGCTGTGTTATGAACTCCTTTAATTTGGTTTCATATTCTCGAAGATCTACTGTGTCAAGGTCGCCTAATGCGGCGTAATCTTCACAAGCATGTGCGGCAGTTCTACCATAATAATGTGATGCAAATTCATCATCATGTATATCGAACGGAAAATCTCTGTGTAATGTAAACGGGGCTTCGCCAGAACCGCGTACATAAAACGCAATATCCTTAGGAGATGCACCGTCTGTGGTACGATTGATAGAAAAGCAGATATCGATACAATTAGGATCTTCTTTAAATACATCCTTGTATGCGTCTATTGCTTTATCAATGCCTTCTACGTTTGCTGCAACATCAACAGTATTAAGATGCAGCACAGAATCTCCGACAACAACATTCCAGAGATTATCATACGTATCATTATGACGCGCCATATTTATAGCAACATCTCGGTTAAGTATGCTGAATATTTTCTCCACAGCAACGTCGGGAGGATTTGATTGGATTATGTTGTTTACTTTCGCAGCATTACCAGATAAAGAATCTACAAATGCTATGAAGTGCGCACTATCTATAAGCCCCTCAGATTGCAAAGTATCTATTATCTTTCTGGAGGCTTCCATAGCACATGCATTTTGTATAATATTATTAACACCAATTACTTCATCAGCAACATCCCCTACGGTTTCTTTGAGAGAATCTGAAACAAGTTGGAGCGTTCTGTATAATTGGGAATTACAGTCAGTAAGTCCATTAACAAGTTCAACAGCGCTTTTATCTGCACATTGGGAAATGACATTATAACCCTTATTAGGCATAAGACTCATTAACACTTGTTGATCTTCAAGGGATAACTTATTAGCAACACTAGAATCAATGAGAAACTTCCTAACATCGGCTTCAGTTATTCCTTTGTCTTTAAATTTTTCTACAACAGCGGAACATACAGACTCATATAACTCATTACTGCCTGCGTGATTTGCCACAACAAGATTATCTTGAATTCTGTCAAGATAGTTAGTTTTTCCTAATCCATCAAAAAGCGCATTATCCTTAAAGTCTTTAAGATTTTTAAGATAAACATTATTAATATCGTCCGTGTATTTGAGAACTGCTTCATTGGCTGCATTTAAACTATTGACATCTGTATGCCCCAACATTACATTTTCTAATGTCTGTTTAGCATTTATAACATCATCCAGGAACTCCTGCGCAGTAAAGCCTGAAGAAGCGTCAACAACAAAATCAGGATTTACGGTAGCAGAGAATTCATTTATTTTATCGTACAATAAACCAGCCACACCCTGCGGAAGTTCTGCGTTCATAAGAACATTTGTTTCTGATAACGTGGCAACATCAGAAACGCCAAGAATTTCCTGTATAGATTTTACATGCGTGTTTACATTTTCAACACACAATTTTATATTATCAAGTTTTGCATTTACAATACTTCTGGCATAGTCGCCATTGAACGCTTTAACAATGGCTTCTGAATCAGGACTATATTCTTTTAGTTGTGATAAATTTTCATTAATAACTTTATACATTTCATCAAAACTATTATAGTCATATTCTTTAGCGAATCTTTCAAGCGCTTCAAGACCACCCTCGCTTAAACGGTTAGACAAATCAGAAATAACCATATTTGTATAACTGTTTACTGTGCTACGCATAACAGAACTTTCATAATCCTTAAACATGCCGAGCACATCATCGAATGCTTTGCCTTCAAATTTAGAATAGTTACTCATAGCAGCAATATAAAATTCATTCTGCACAGCCTTGGTAACTTTATTTATATTTGCGCTATCAAGAATATCATCAAATTGCATATCTGATATTCTAGCCATTGCTTGTTTGCCTGTAGTAGTAATAGCCTGTACTATCTCAGGGCTTATATCTCCTGCGCTTGCTAAAGATTTTGCCCATTTAATTCCTTTGTGCAATGCGACAACTGCGCCGGCAGCAGGACACGTAATTTGAAACATAAGTTTCTGGAAATCCTGAATAGCATCATCTACACTATTAAGCGTGTTTGCGATTACTGTGCCCTTACTTAATAAAAGAGATCTTTCTATAGCATCTGGCGCTAGTTCATTTAAAGCATTGGTTGCATCGTAAAAGAATTTCTTTACATCAATATCATCTAATGTGCTCAGAACATCGTCTAAACTTTTACCTGCAATATCATTAAACGTACTGCGCTCAATCTTTACGAACGCTTCAAGTAAATCATCGCCGCCGGTTTTCATAGACTGATTAACGGCTTGCTGTGCAGCTTCTAATAACTGCTTCTGTACATTTGAGGAAGATACAAGTTCTCTTGCTGTAGATTCAGCTATGTCATTATTAACCAATGTACGCACAAGTGCATCTGAAGCAACTTCAACAAGCCCGTCCGCACCTGCGCGGGCTGCTGTGCTTGCAGCCGCTTTAGGAATCATCATCCAGTTAGAAATATCTGAACAGTATCCTACTGCTAATGATGCAAGAAAACCGTAATGCTCCCCATGTTTAAAAGATGCTGTGTCAGTAACATGCCGAAGGTCAGATCCATCTAAATACACAGAATCATCAAACTTGCCTCGCTCTATTTGAAGCGCAGTAAATGCCATGCGCAAAGCATCAACGCTTCCTCGAAAATCTGTACCATAAACTTCTTTATATGCTTCACGCATCATTTTAAATTTAGGATCATCGGCATATAGTTCGGGATGTTTTGCCATCATATATGCAACATATTCTCGTTGTACAGAATACATATCAAAAACATCCATATTGTTTCCGAGATTACTTAATGCAATTGCTGCAAATTGTTTGTTTATATATTTAACTTCATCATCAAACACAGCAGTAGCAGAAGCACGATCCTTAGAAGTTTTGGCTTCTTTCATTGCTTTTTGATATGCATCATATGCTTTATTATATTCGCTATACGCAACTGAACCTACTTTATACGGGTTTGTTGCAGCATTAAGAACAGTTTCACCGAACTCATTTCCAACTTTGACTTGCTGTTCCATGAGTTCATCAAACTTATTTGTTCCTTGCATTTTGTCTGTTATAGCATAGCCTAACCCGCTATACCGCGCTTCCATACCTGTCATCCATGCTTCGCGTATAGCAGTTCCTAACGACAACTCTTTATTAGGATCAAGTGTAACACTGCCCCAAACGTTATATTCATCTACTGCTTTACCCATAGATTCTTCAAGACTCTTGAAATATGCTATGGTATCAGCATTTGCAAACACAGGATCGTCACCGTATTTCTCTCTACGTTCAGCAAGTTGCACGTACTGTGAGAGTAATTTAGCGTATTCTGCATTATCGATTCTGAGAATTTTTTGTCTGCCACTGGCAGTAGTTACTAATGCGTTTTCTTTATAAGTGTCGAGTTGTTCCTTAATATCTTGATACGCCTGCTCATCTTCAGTAGTCCACCGTGTATACATATTTTTGGCATCTTCATATTTAGTAAACACTTCAGCATATTGCTGTCCATATGCTTTTAATTGTGTGTTGAAATCTTCAGCAATATACTTGGAATACAGACTGTAGCGAGCATCGAGCGCACGTTCATAATTTGCAATATCAATTTTATTTCTTGTGCGCACTGCAATTTCTTCATATTTTTTGACGAGTTTATCTAAGCCATCGAGTTGCTGCTCCATAGCTTCTTTTTTTGAAATTATACCGCTCATCTTATTGGAGATATCTCCACACTGGGCTAACTGTGTAGCATATAAAGATTCTACAACTTCTGCGCGTCGAGATGTGTTTGCGATATATTTAAAGTTACCATCGCGATCTACAAGAATAACTTTAACACCTACAGGAAGTCCTGAAAGCCTGTTGCGTCCTATAGTATACACGCCTTTATCTGACGAGAACTTTGCATTACCGTCTTCAACGTATATTGCTTCATATCCTTTTTTCTGCATATTCAGGAAGTCGGACGCAGTGGCGTATGTTACAGGTTTGGGTTTACTTTCATCAGCAACGAACTCAGTAAGCATCATTTCAAATTCTTGCTTTTTACGCGCCGTGTAGACATCGGGACGTTTTTCAGCAAGACTTTTAGCGGAGGCTAATACCTGTTTTGCAAAAGCATTAGATAATGTACCATTATCAGAATTTTCCTGTATTTTTCTTAAAACTTCACTAGGCAATACATCTGCGGCTTTATTTATAACGCCTGCCCTATTAAACACATTAACAACTGATGTCTTCTCTGAATCAGAACTTCTATTAACAACAGCATTGAACACAGCAGCAGTATTAGTCTGCTGTAATAAGTTTGAAGCATCAGAACCCATTAATCTGCTGAGCATGTTGGCATTACCAATATTTTGTCTAACAACAGCAGCATTGGTAGCACGATTGTTCTGTTCAATTTCTTTTTTAGTATAAGACGTAGTAGAATCATAACCTCTATCGCCGAGGTTTCTGCCAGAAGTGGAAGGCTGAGAAGGCGTACTTGGTTTAGAAGGTTGTGCATTAGAAGAAGAAGAGCCAGATGATGATCCGCTCTTCTTTTTCTTTTCTTCCTTGACGTTTAGATTTTGTACCTTCTTTGAGGTTTTGTCTTCGTTCTTACCGGATGTGCCACGTGCCTGTGCCATATATTATCCTCTACTCATTCTGCCAGTTTCAATTGCTGCCTGAATTGCAGCCATAGCAGAATTGCTATTGTTATAAGCGCCTGCGCCTGTGCCTGCAAGTGCACCAGACAGATTAGCATCTGCTGTGTATTTGCTTGCAGCATAGCCAGCGTAGTCGGTATTGATGCCCTGATTGTAAGACAACTCTGCGGTCTTCTGCTGAATCTGATCGTTGTACAACTGATGAGCAAGGCTTCCGATGCTGTTAGCCATGTCGTTGCTGTAGTTGAGAGCATCAACAGAATCCTGACGCATTTGCTGTGCGTACTTGTTAACAAGTTCCTGACGCGCAGCGGCGAGGTTTGTTGCCTCTTCGTTTGCCGTCTGTGTATTGCCGAGGATTGCTGAAAGCATATTTGCAGCCTGCATTCCTCTGCTTGCTCCACTGGCAACTGCCTGTCCATACTGCTGCCGAATCGTATCAAGCGCTGTGTTCTGCGCATCAGCCATGTGCTTGTAATATGCTCGTTCAGCGCCAGACTGCTGTTCCATCCTCAGCGCAGCAAGCGTAGCATCCTGATAAATCTTTTCGATTTCATCTCTATCATATGTGAAATTTACGCCAAGAGTTTTTGAGAGATCATCAACACTCTGAATCTTGGAGTCAACAACATCTGTATAATCAGGGCGATTGTATGAGTCAGCAACTTTCTGTGCGTTATCATAAACCTGCTTGATGAGATCGACAAGACTGGCGTTTGGTGTTGTTAATTCATATTCTCTATGCGGTGCAGCCATAAGCATTTCTCCTTATAAACAAGAAAACACTTCTATACACAGTAAGTATATAACAACATGTACGATTTTTCAAGTATTTGTATGCGAAAAGCCCCCGGCATACTGTACCTAGTACGCCAGGGGCTGGCAACAAGAGGGAACTACATAGTGTGCATCTGCCTGATCCAGGCAGCTTTTTCCACAAATTCCTTGTGCGCATGCTCCCATTTGTCCAACATTTCCTGTGGAACGTCGGGAATTACACGCTTCAGTTCGTCGATATCCTGCACAGCAAATTCATGAAGTGAGTTAGCGTGAGTCAATTCCTGTGAGGACATCTCCTTATATCTGTTGTATCTTTGCGCATCTCCGCGCACTTTGTACTCCAGAGCAGTTTCGATATACTCTTTTGCACCATCCAGTTCCTCGTCAATGGATTCAGCGTAATGTTTAATCTTATTCATACGCTACCCCTTACGCGCCTGCTGCGGCAGCTGCTTTAGGCTGCCAGCTTCCGAGAACAGACAAGAGATATTGCGACTGCTCCTGATTCACAGCGATATTCTGCTGATTCTGGAGAGCGATTTGTGTATCCTGTAAACGATTCTCCAGAAGCATTGTTTTGATAGAACAGCAGCAACTGTCAAGTTTATAACCGAGATCAGCGATGTTCTGATTAACAGAAGAGAAACCGTTCTGTACACTCTGGGATAAAGCATTAAATCCGTTGATGGCTGTCAGCAAGTTGGTGTTATTCTGGTTTGTCATAGCCATCGTCTGTGTATCGATCAGCCTTGCTGTCTCATAGTTGTTGTTGGCGCTTGAGAGCAGAATCTGTTGCTGATTCAAAATACCCGTCTGTGCGTTAATTGCACTGGTAATATCTGCCTGTGTAGCATAGCCTGCTAAAGCAGCATTGTTACCTGCGAATCCACCACCGCCCCATCCGAAGATAACTGCGATGATGAGAAAAGCGAAGATCCATTCGCCGCCGAAAGATGTTTCATTCATTGTGTCTTCCTCCTAGTGTGATTTATTTGAATTTGCAAATTCCTGTATTTGTCCTGCCAACTGTTCCATGTTGACATTATTCTTTTTGCACAGCGCTTCCGCTGTGCCTTTCAGGTCGTTAAGGTTTAATCCCTGCAATTGAGGCATAGAACCAGCGAGATTCTGAAGAAACTGCTGTGGACTCTCACCGCGCATCATAGCGCCAAACGCCTGCATCATGATATTATTGTTATTTCCACCGTTGAGCATATTCATTATAGGATTCATAGGCTATGCTCCTCCGTATGTTTAAGTTCTGATTTGAAGGATTCAAACTCACTACGAGTAATATATTCAGGATTTACTGTGTCATCCCGGACCTCTTCAAACTTGTAAGTTTTCACAGTAGCCATACCACTGGCATCTGTCTGTTTAATATAGAACTTACATTCCGAGGAATCCATTAACAGCACACTCGAATTTGCAGGTAACTGATAGGCTTCTGCGCTTGTCTTCCCATTGACATACTGTATAGCAGGGGGAGTCTGAGGAGTGGGCTGTGATAACATAGGCTGTGAAAGTGTAGGATAAGCATTAAATACTGGATACATAGCGAACCTCCTAAAATTTATACTTTAATTTTAAGTATAAAAAAGAGCACCTACAAGGTGCTGTAAGTGCTCAGTTAGTGTATTGCATTTATCTTTTTGTTTACTCTGCGGCTTACTTTCTTTATACCATCTATCGAGTAGTCCAAGCGTTCAGCTATAACTTCGAGAGGTACTCCGATACTTCGTAATTCAAACACACTCTGTTCAACTTCTGTAAAATTACAGTTTTTTCTAAAGCGTGTCAGTTCAGGTTCAGTAAATTTAGAAATAACCATTCATGGTAACGCTCCTGTTATTTAAGATATTTTGTATTAAGCCAGCCTGAGAAGTGTGCCCATTCTCCCTGTACCTCATCGATTGTGACTATAGATCCTTCTTTTATATCTCCTAAATCAGCAGACTTTACATCTGGCTCTTTTCGGATATTTAATATCGTTGCCGTTACTGTGCGCTGATCCGGCTTTGGTTCAACAGGCTCCGTCGGAATGATGGGATCACTGGATAGTGTTTCAAGGTTTTCATAAACAACATCCATATCGACACGCCCAACAATACCAGATACTGAGCCGTCACTCGAATACTGCCATACGGAGATATCGTCATATGCGGTAGGTTTTGTATTACGCCACTGTGCAAGCCAAAGCATTGTATCCGGAACGGCTGTAAGAATTGCATTCCAATCGAAGTATCTATTAAGATAGTCGATATTTGTGTACAGCATGGGTCTGTAACCCATTTCCTTAACAGCAGTTAAAAATGCTATAGCATACTGTGTAGCTGCAAGGCGTCCTATTGTAACGCCTTTTTTAGCGGCATATGTAACAGAATCATATTCGAGATCAAATGCAATAGGAACACATCTGTTTCCAAGTTTCTTCTGTACGGCAAGCGCTGCATACTTACCTTCCATATATGCCATTTCGACGCTATATGCATAACTGAACCAATAAATGCCGATATCGAGATTTGTGTCGCGTACACTCTCGATATTCGGAACCCATTTCTGGTCGATGTTATTCTTACCGTATCCTGCTCGGATAATTACTGCGTCAACAGCACTCTTGGTTAAATCCCAGTCGATGTTTCCCTGATGCGCGGAGATGTCTATTCCGCGTTTAGTCATTTGAATGTCCTGAGTCCGCAAGCCCCTCTCCAAGACAGTAGCCAATAATAGAGGCTCCCGCCATAATAAGGGCAGCGATCTGTGCAGCCTGTGATTCTGTGTAGTTAAGTGCGACTAATAACATAGACACAAAACTAGCAACAGACATCCATAATTTGCGCGAAGTCAGTTTACGTTTCCAGTCAATACTCATAGTATCACCTCCGAAGTATTATTATGAAATTTTACAAATGTCATCAACTTGCTGCTCAAGTTTGTAAACCCGTTCAATTACACTATTATGCTTTTCTACACGAGTAGATAAGGTTTCAATCTTGAGATCAATGATGGCTATTTGGTTTTGTATTGTGGCGTTAATGCCCGTAACATCGTCTTTGAGATCTTCTATGTCATTTTTTAGCATCTCCCGTGTTTTGTTTCCGTCTTTTTTGGCTGACAGAAGCCACGTTCCGATTGATACGAGCAGAGTTACCGCCGCGCTTATTAGAGCGCATTGAACTTCTGAACTCATACTTTTTACCTTCTACAAACTCAAGCCAGTTGAGTAGCCAGAGTGCAGTTTCACTTATAATTAATAAAATTATTAATGCATTCATGGTAGGCATGTATTAATCTACCCACACTGCGGATGTGTCACCGCCACGGTTAGGATCGCCCCAGCAACCTACAGCAACATAATAATCGCCCTCAGCCACAGCGGCAGACCAATGTGTAAGCGAAGTAGTTGCCCCGTAAGCAATCTGGTTAGTGGGGAACGTTTTTGATGTAGCTGCACCGGCATACACGCTGCCATTATTATACGCAGCATATGCATTACCAATCGTATGTACACGATTAGTAATATGGTGCAAATTATTTGTACCAGCCCCACACCAACTGCTATACCCGGGACCTCCTGTACGGAAGTAATTAGCCTGAAACGACGCTCCTGAGCGCACAGGATATCCATTATTTCCAAAATCTGTGACATAACCAAACCAGTATAATATATCGCCATCCGGCATAAGCCAAACATCAGTTAGGTTTGCTGTAATATCAACTGTTTTAGAAAAATATTGAGATACGTTGTCAGGGTTTCTACCGATAGAACTGGTAAATGTAACTGTGTCACCAATATTAAATAAAGCAATAGCGTAACCTTTATTGTTTAATAATAGACTATCTAATGCTACATTATTACCGTCTGTGCATGACACAACATCATTTGCGGCAGAATGTACAATTACAGGAATTGTTCTACTTATTTTATTACATCTTATAAGTGCCATAGATGCTCCTCCTATCACCGCACGTGTGGACAGAATACATCTGTCCACGCATACATGTGATTATTATACTACTTATCCTTCGGAAGCTGACGAGGCGTCAGGTACTACAGGCGCAGGCGCTACAGGCTCTTTCCAGAATTCACGCATAAGTAGATTGCCGAATGCGTCAGTAAGTATTACAGAAACCTGATCCCACGGAGTGGTATTGATATAACTGCCAAGCAACGTATGATACGCCTTCTTTGCTGCGTCAATGGTGTCATATCTGTTTTCAACTTTAAACACCCATCCGTTGTTGTCTTTGTGATGTAAATAGGATGATACGAAATACATTTCCATAATTTTTTCTCCTTATCGTAATATTCTTAGTTTGCAGTAATCTCCCACGAGAGCATTTGCTACCGTGTATGTTAACTTTACACCAGAATTAGTTCCAGTGGTTTTAGTAACATCGATGTAATTTATTACCTTATCAACGCCATATAGGTCGTATCCATAATTATCATTGAGGTCATCGAAGGATACCATAAGATTATTTCCTACCTGCGTTACCATTGACTGTGACGACCATAAATCTACTTGCCCGCTAATTTGAGCAACCTGCGCTCCGAGGTTGTTATCCATTTCCCATTTACTGGTGTTGGAATTATATTTTGCATAACTGCCGTCAGCGATGCCAGTTACATCTGTATCAGTAAGTTCTGCAAAAGTTGTTGTCTGTTCAACTGTTTTATTTTTCCACGCACCCGCAGTACTATCATAAACCATTTGCTGATCATTTTCAGGATTGCTGATAATAACATCATCAAAGTTATCAACACTTGATAGCGCGTTTGAAATAGCGGTTGTAATAGAAGATTTAAGCTCATTTACAGCACCGCTCAGTGTTTGGGCAGTAGTTGTTAAAACTTCGGAACCTATTTTTAAAAGATGATTAAGGGGGACTGAACTCATATTATACCTCCTACCAATTAAGGTATTTCTCTCCGTCATGTTCTGTGATATACATGCCTTCGAGGATTGTAAGTCTGTTTCCTATTGTGCCGAACATTTTAACAATTTCAGACTGCACATTAGCAGGAAACTCCATTGAACTCTTTGTTTTAATATAATCAAGGACATCTTCAAAAGCTTCGCTGTCCCAATCAGCAGAGTCTGTATTGACCTGAATAATAAGGTAGTTATTGTTATCTACCACACTATCAATATACTCTTTAACATCGTCAAGGTCAACAGTATTATCCCACTCTAACACAGGAATGCTGTGTAAATATTCAATGTCAGTTGTAAGATAATAATTTGACGGGAGTGTTTCACCGATTTCATCAGCGTTAACACCAAATTTATAGTACTCGTTGACAATGGCAGTTACATCCGAATCTGAATTTCCTTCCGGATACACGAACGTATTAGTATTAAATCCGTTCACTTCCATATATCTCTTACATGTATCAGCAACTGTTGCAGCATCCGATGTAGTAAGCGCTGTGCCATCAGTGCCGTATGCAACAATGTCGTTGCCTGCATTTTTTAATGTGGTAAGTTGCGCAAGTGTAGGATATGCATTATTTAATCCAACAAGCCCAACAGCAATTGCGTATGTAGCGGTAAGTTCTTTATCGCTAATAAGCGTTGCCAACTCAGAAATACCGCTGTACTGCTGTCCGACATCGAGGATAGTGATGCCAGGATTATTAAGATATAAACATGTTTTGTTTGTAACTGCTGCTGTTAATGCTGCAATCTCATTTTGTACAGCAACGCTGATAGCCTCAGCAATCGCTTCCGCGCTTAAATCTTCAATAGCCTCAGGGATTGCATCATTCTGAAGATATTCAAGCCAAGATGAATTGTAATCACCTTGCGTAATAAGCAAATTAAGGATTGCGTTATATTCCTGTGCAGTCAAGATGTCATTAGGCTTGTACTGCATTGTACGTTTTATAAAGTTGGGTATCCATTTTGTACTCATATATGTACCCTCCGATCAGTTATAGTATACCAAATACTGTGCTAACGTGCAAACATAATTCGATATACCCAGTTAATGTGTAATAATTCAAACGGAAATTCATTCTTACTGAGGATTTTGACTGCTCCGCCATAGCCTTTGCCGCTAACTTTATAGCGAATCTTGTGCACAGTAATGTCCGGGAACAGCGCTGTATCGAATTCCCATTCATTGAATCTGGAGATGTCTGGCGTGCTCAAAGGCTCCGCAAGTTCTCTTTCAACGAATATAATGCCATAATTTGGATCTAACTTATCTTGGCATTGAGACACAGTATGTTTGTACAGCGGAACTTTATCCACATCATCCACAACGAATGCTGTGTTAAACTTCAGAACATTGGTTTCGAGAATATTGATACAGAACTGAACTTCCCTAAAGCGCTTCTTTAAGTCCTCTTGGAAATCTCTATAACCAGTATCAATATACTGCCAGTTCCCAAACTGTCTGAATTCTTTATTATCAAGCGCTATATCATCCTTAGGATCAGTAGGATCTGCCTGAATAAGCGTTGCATGTACATCAGCCACGGAAATAAACAAATGAGTAAATATGCTCTCGCCTGTGACAGTAGCCTTATACACACAATCTCTAAACCGAGTAGCCTGATAAGTATAAATAGTCCATGCACGAAGTACAGTATCGTAGTTAACGCTTATATCAAAATAATACTGCGCATCGTTTCCAGCGCCTTCAGGACGTGTAACATGAACTTTATATACATTACGGATCTGGTTATTTGCCAGATGCACATTGTAGTCGATAAGATTTAATTCAATAGGAGCATGGTATCCGTCAAATGATAAATCATACACTTCATTGAGGATTCTCGAAAACATAAGTCCTAAAGAATCAAACATCTGTTCAACAAGTCTGGACACAGGGGCAAGCTGAACATTGGTACTGGAACTTAATGAATTGTTAGGGACAACCATATAGAAATAATTACCGGACTTAAAATAAACCATGTTCTGCACAGTAATTACTGTATTGGCGTCCGATGGTGTCATATTGAGGCGTTCCTGAACACATTCCGTGCTGTAGGATAATCCGTCATCATTAATCGTAAGTTTATACAAAGCATTCTTTGTGAACACTAAAAGCGATGTCATATACGGAATTGCGCATATGATATCGTTATTAAAGATTTCACAGTTATTAGGATACGGCATGTATGTCGGATCGTTGATCTCAGATACGAATAACGTACTCTTTGCAAACTCAACGCCCCAAAGTACAAGGCGATGCTGCCATGTGCACATCCCTGTTGCTGTACAAATGTCATATACAACAGGTTCGGCGTTCATCATAGATGCATCGGAATTACTTGTAAGATAATAAGATGCCAGAGTAGTAACTTGATTTGGCGTTAAGTTATCGTCCTTAGTTACAAGGTTCTGAAGTACAGTATCGTTTTCCCATGCTGCATCCTGCGCATCCATTTCAGACTTTTTATACAGCCGTACAATAATCGAGAATGCTGTGAACGAAGGAGTGTACGCAAGCGAAATATCAGCGCCGGGTGTATATTCAGTTGACCCACGTACCTTCTTTATGATTTCTGCGTCTGTAGCATTGTTTAAATCCTGAATCTCCCACTGTACGAGATACTTGTCAGAATTATCTAAATCAATTTGCGGGTACTTATAAAACAATTTAAATACCATCGGTGTGCCAGGGCGTGCTGTAAGAAGCAGATTGCCTGCTTCGTCGTATGGTAAAACACCGGTAAGTTGAATAGCCCCAGTAGCTGACACAGTATTTGAAAATGTATACGGTGAAGATTTAAGCATGTTATACCCATAGTTCATAGCCTGTGTAGGCTGAACTTCTTTAGGAACAACACGCTCAACGTGCCACGTAAACGCAGTTTCTGCCTGATTGAGTTTAATTATCAATCTGCCAAGCTCGTGAGAGTTTGTCGTGACGACTAATATATAGGTATTTCCTTCAAGAGAGGCATGAATACCATCACGACTAACAGGATTTGCGATCACCAAATCCTGCATAACTTCTATTGGAGGCTTCATCAGCAGCTTGCCAAGTAAGGCGTTCTGATTGGATGTATCATAATCAGCGACGAGATAATTGTTCTTGAACTCTAACACAAGCTTGGCAGTTGAAAGGTCAGGTGCCTCGCCGCTGACTGATTTGCACAATATAAAATAATTGCACAGCGCAGCATCGTCACCATTATAATTTAAAACATAGGTGGCGTCTGCGTGATGCACACAATAATCAGTATCATTCGCACCCATAGCAATAGAGCAAATACTATCGCCTGTCAGAATGTTGTGTAATCCTCCGCGAGGAACAAGCGAAACGCCATCATTTTTTAAATCAAAATTGACGATAGCCTTTGCGTACCCCTCTGAAAGCGGAGTACTGGTGTAGTGCATACCGTTTGAAAATTGATCTTCGTCTGTAAGATATCTGCGCCTGTGTGCATTGCGCGCCGTGTTTTTAAATAACTGTGTTCCAGCCATAGTTTCTCCTACCAGCTAATGTAAGCAACATTGTTTACAGTAGTAAAAGTAACGCCATTGAATTTTGTGTCGATTTCTGTCTCTGTATAGTACCGATCGTCGTGAGTATGTACAGCAGCGGCTTTTCCGTTTAACAGCGTATCAACTTCAGTCTCTGTGTAATACCTATCATCGTGTGTATGATTACCAGCGGCTTTGCTGTTCCAATCACCTTTTTCAGAATCGGATACAAGTCTGTGTGTAGAATCATCTGTAAGATTAGACAGTTCTGTAGGAATATTTGCTGATGTAGCCAGTTTATTTGATGCTGAGGCTTCGCTCGGGATTAGTGCCTGAATAGCAGAAATATTGTCTGCATTCTGCTTTCCCTTATTTCCTGCGTATGCCGTACTTGAAGTTTCGCCTAATGCAAGACTTTCAGAAATAACAACATATGTAGTGCCGCTCCAACGATACTGTAAGTTTGTATCATCCGCAACATAAATTTTATCACTCTCACCGGTGGCGGGAAAGTCTGAAAGCGACGGGTATTCTTTAACATCATCTACAAAACTGGGCAGTTGGGCAGCAGGAACTTTACCATTAACAAGGTCAGCCTTGCCAGAAAGTTCGCTTGTAATCTTTTCTGAAGACCATGTAGTGTACAGCCCGGTGGTAGAATCATTAATAACATCCTGCCCCATGTCAGCATAGTACTTTGAATTGTTGTGATATGTAGGGTCAGTTGATCCTACCGGAACGCCGTTTCGTGTTCCACGCGCCCACGCTTCTGAATCAATAGCGCTGCTGTGCGCAGATGTTTCGGATGCAGCCGCGTTAGTCTCTGAGGTGGCTGCATTAAGCGCACTGGCAGATGCATTTGTTTCAGATGTCGCTGCATTTGCCTCTGATGTAGCCGCATTCGTTTCAGATGTAGCCGCATTAGATTCTGATGTGGCTGCGTTAGTTTCGGATGTAGCAGCATTAGATTCAGAAGATGCAGCATTAGTTTCGGACGTAGCGGCATTGGTTTCAGACAAAGCAGCGTTTGTCTCAGATGTTAATGCATTTGCTGCTGATGTAGCCGCATTTGATTCACTTGAAGCAGCAGCAAGCGCAGATGCCGCTGCGGCAGCCTGACTTATTGACGCAGCGGACGCAGAAGATGCTGCATTGGATTCGCTAAGCGCTGCTGCATTTTTGCTGTTGAGTGCACCGCTTTCAGATAAAGCAGCAGCAACTTCGGACTCATGCGCAGCAGCCGCAGATGCTTCACAAGCCTCTTTTGTTTCAGCAAGTCCTTCCGCAATACCCCAGTAAAAAGCCTGACAAGATTCTATTGTCTGTACTTTGTACTGTTCAAGCGCATTATAAATTGCACCACTGATGAGGTGCTTATCGCTATACGGAGTTGGTACGGCGTCATATTCTAACGGATCTTGCTTCTGATTCCAATATGCGCGTTCCTCATCAGTAACGCCATATGCAGGAATTATTACAGGATCATTTATTGGTTCGGGGTTTTTATAATTATTATCCCAGCGCATAGGCACCTCCTACACATCTATATCTACAACGAGTCCGCGATCACCAAAAATATCACTTTCCGGATCACCGACAACGAAACCTGCGTGATCATCATCCATATACTCTTCGGGAATTTTGTAGAGCATATCTCTTTGCATAACAAATTTGCCGCGCTCAAAGTCTGCCTGATACTGCGGGGCGGTCTGAAGACCTTCCTCATCCATAACATAAAAGTGCCACGCAGCCCCGGGAATTACAGCCATGCGGATATATTTGTCAGGGAAAAAGTTGTACTCAGCATCTACGGAATCATTGGGAACATCTGAGAACACAGGATAAATTGTGTTCAAAGTTGTGTTAATTCCATCTATTGCTGCGTCAAGATGCGGAAGCATCTCTTTATATGATAATGTTTCGCCAGCAAGGGCTTCATTAAAAAGTTTCTGTACACGAGTAAGTAACATAGTTTTCTCCATAATAAAGGGGCTGAACAATGTCCAGCCCCTCTGTGCTTACACTTTCTGAATCAGATTTCTTTCGCCTGCATAGGATTCGATATTATCCGAGATGGCTGCCATCTTCTTTCTCATGTTGATCTGCTCATCTATTCTGGAAATTCTATCGAAAAAGATTGCCGCGAATGATTCAGGGATTTCGTACTGTTGTCCGTCTAAGGGAACATAGATTGCGATTCCGTTAAGGATGATCGGCATGTTGTTTCCGAAATACGGGCGGTACATCGGTGATCCCTGCACAGGAACTTTCTTTTCTTCCTTGTAGTAATCTACAAGCCGTCTGTTTGTGTTCCGACGTGCTGTCACCTTTGTTTCAAGCGCTGTGTTTAAAGCGGCTGTGTCAACTACGGGAGCCGTCTCGTCGATGGATACCGCAGTCTTAGTTTTCCTCTGTGCTGCCATTATTGTACTCCTTTGCGTGGGTTAGCACCCACTCAGCTCAATTAGACATTGAGCTGTGTGGGTACGTTAATGTAATCAACTACTGCTTCAGTTCTTACGGAACCAAAACCAACGCTGTTGATCTTGAAACCGATGGACTGACGCTGATCGATAGGATCGAGTACGCCTGTCGAGCCGAGCGGCTTAACGTACATCTTAGCGTTACCTTCACCTGCCAGACCAGTTCTAGCAAGAGCATCCTTACCGAGGATAAGTGTATGCTGCCACTTGAGAACTTCCGAACCCGTGTCAAGCAGCGTAAGAGCGCCTGCATCGTAGTCGGTGTGTGCCGGAATGTAGGAGCCTGCTTTGCCTGTACGAGCATCGTTCTCGTAACCTGCTGCGATAGCAGCAGCTGCTGCGGTACTCTCAGTCTCTTTGTACGCGAAGAACGTGTTGTCAGCGGTGATCGTGCTGTAATCCTGATCCGGGAACTGCTCTACTGTGTAACCAGATTTGGTCGGAGCAACATAGCCACCGCCCGAAGATACAGCACTCAGAATCTGATACTGGATGAAGTACATCTTGTTATCAGCCTTCTTGTATGTCCAAGTTACAGGGCAGTTCATAACCTCGTAGAACTCGAAGCCGAACAGCGGAACAAGAGTTCCGTTATCATAGATCTGCGCTGTGGTCTGGTTGATCTTCATGTAGTTCTGTACATACTCGTCATCGAGCATATCATATACGAACTCAGGAGAAACCAGAACATGGAATCTACCGTTGGAACGAGGCTTAACCAGCTGTTTCTTCAGAGACAGTCCGATCAGTCTGAGGTCTGCGATCTCAGGCTTAGACCATAATCTCAGAGCGCCGTGGTTAGCTGCGCCACCTGCGAAGTATTTCTGGGAAACAGTAAGCAGGGTGTGCTGAGCAAGAAGATCGAGAGTTTCGATTGCAACGATGGAATACTCTTTGGAGTAGTGTGCAACAACCGGGTCAACTACCTTGAAGTCAACCTTATCGGTGAACTCCATGTAACGACCATACTGGTCTGCTTCCATCTCGTACTTCTCTACCGAACCCTTATCGGATACGGGCGGAACACCTTCCTGAAGCGGTACGATGTGTGCGCGTAACGGTGCCCATCTGCGGATCATCAGCTTGTCAGCCTTCTCCTGAATCGGCATCTCATCAGCGTAACGATAGTAAGAATACTCATTTGCGTCCAGCCGGATGGTATCAAGTAACTGTTTACTATAGAAGATTTCGGGAGCGATCATGCCCGGACCGTAATCATTCACCCAGTTCACAACTGCATTGATATCGGCCGTGGAATTAAGGTACATAGCCATAACATTGTCCTCCTAATAATAATTTGTGTTTGTTTATTTCGCATCGTTCAGCAACTGTGTGAGTCCTGCGACGGTAGTAATCTTTGTACTTTCGCCGCCATTTCCACCCTGTTGCTGTGCCGGTGTTGAACTTGACTGGTTAGCCGCACTGTCTTTTTTCAACGCTTCTTCTACTGCACTCTTCACAGCTGCCTGTAAGATATCATCGTAATGCATGATCTTATATTCAGCCATCAGATCGATCTGCTGTTCAAACGGATTCTTGCCCTGGTTGTCCAACTCCACCGCGAACTGCTTGAGTTCGTCCTGTGTAAGATGGTACGTATCCATAACCTGCTGGAACCCGATTGCTGCTGCATCTCTTCTCTGCTGTGCTTTCAGCTGAGCGCTGTCCCGCTTGAGTGCATCCAACTCCTGAAGAAGTTCAACGGGAACATTTTGTCGCTGCGCCATTCTGTTGATGGCATCGTCATTCAGCTTCGCTACCAGATCCTTGGAGTCGCTATACTCTAGTCCATTTGCCTTGGCTACCTTACCTAACAGCTCCGTGAGCTGATTGATCTCGGTGCGCATCTTACCGAATGCGAAGTTTCTTTTGTCTTCTGCGGTCGGCGCCTGTGACTGAGTTTCTGTACTTCCAGGTGTTTGCGTCTGATCATCAGCGCCCTGGGCATCATTGCCCGCTGGCGGGTTTTCGGGAGGTGTCCCACTCTCCATCTGATCTAACAGACTGTTGAGTTCGTCCATACCTCCTGTCGGCTCTCCACCCTCTTCAGACGCAGAGTAGGGTGTCACGACATTGAATAACTCTCTCATCAAACCGATTCCTTTCTTTTGTGTGGTGCGGCTGTCACCAACAAACACGTCCTATTATTGGGAGGACGGATAACCTTCAAGGTTACTGTACAACGTGACAAGAAAAAAGTCAAGACCTTAAATAAAAGAAAACACACAGCGAAGCCGAACGCTGTGTGTTCCCATGAACGAAAGAAGGTTTGAACAATATGCCAAAACCAAAAGTAGTAATTGTATTATAGCATAAGATTACATCATTGGCAACATCGGATTACCCTGTTCCATGTTAGCCATCTGATCCTGTACAGCAGCTTCGCCACCCGGTTGAGCCTGTCTAGCCATAGTATCTGCTGTAGCAGCAATAGCCTCTTCGGGGTTAACCCCATTGTCAACAAGCCCTGCGTACTGTGTAACTGCCTGAGATACCATCGTTACCCAGTTCTGTGTACGCTGTACACCCATGCGCTCCTGCATGTACTCACGAAGAGGAAGATCCTGCATCATCAGCCATTCCTCAGGAGTAATGATGTCTACATCAATACCCTGACCCTGGTACTGCATCTGCATCTCCATGAGATGATTTGCAACAGATTCAATCCGAGCCTTATTCTTCGGAAGTTCGGAACTGATGGACAGTTCATAACTGAAGATTGTATCTGCGTCAATCTTAGGGAAATCAACTTCAACGGTCTTCCATTGAAGAGTACGAGGATTCTGTGTGAAGTATTTCCGCTTCATCGAGAAGTTCAAACAGTTAGAGATGATAAGGTAAGTCAAACGTTTGCAGTATCTCTCATAGTTCTCAACCTTGGGCGCATCAATCATAGTTACCTGATCAAGCATATTCTCGATACCACCCGTAGTAAGGACTGAGCCGGTATCACGTCCTGTGTATCTGTCATCAACACCGGTGATCGTCTTTACATCAGAGGACAGGAATCCCATAGACTGGATTGCCTGCTGTGTAGGCTGAGGGAACTGCTGATAGTGTACAGCCTTCGTAGCATCACCCTGAACAATAAACGTACGGTCAGCATCATTACCATGCTTAACAAATGTAGCGACGTTAATGCCAGACTGTCCGTTAACAAAACGAGGTGGACGCTGATTCTTATACTCACTCGTCAGAATGATTGAGGACATGATGTTGTATGCAAGGTTGTTTGCAAAAATCTTCGAGCACTCGGAAGTGCCAAACAGATCTCCCGCAGGAAGATTACAGTACAATTCTGCAAACGGGAAGGTAGCTGGCTTGATATCCTGCTTACACAGTAACACATGCTCATTGTTTACCAGATGTATCTCGTGAATCTTGCCGTCCTTATTTACCCAGTAAGTGTAAATCGTGTAGTACCCTTTCTTGCCTTGGGCACTTTTAGACACATGATCTGTGTTCATTGTGATCATGTCACCGGTAGCATCGGCACTTTCTTTGCACTTATCGATATACTTCTGGAATTCATCTTTATATTTTGGATTGTCAAGGATAACAGATTTGTGGTAACTATCCCATGTTACACACCAAGACGCTGTTTCAATATCCTTGGCAAATGGATCGCGCATAAACTTCAGGGGATCTACGTTCTTCAGAACGATCTCACCTTTGCGGAACGCATCGCCAGTACCTGTGATAATGCTGTTATCCCAGCCTACCTGAGTAACTCCATAGTTTAAAAGTGCCGCCCTCTCGCCTGCTTCCATCTGATAACCCGCTACATCTAACGTAGCCCAGATATTGTCAAGCGCTACATTTAATTGCATGACCAAATCTTTGTCCTGATCAGACGTGGGCAGCAACTGCGCAGACTTGCCTACTGTGTAAATTGACGCTAAGATATTGTTCTTAACGTAAGAAATATAATTAGTATCAGGTAAAATCTGGTATTTCGGGAACGCGGCACGCACAGCCTCCCACAATTTGCCACGGTCTGTGGCATCTAACTTCTGTGCGCGCCGCTGAGCAGACGAATATTCCGCCTTGCCTATATTAAAATACTCCTTCAATTTCTCGATACTAATACCATCGGGGAGTTTAACTTCGTTTGTGTTGGTATTTTCTTCTTTACTCATTCTCGCCCTCCATGTCTACACCAGAGAACTCTCTGTTAATGAACTCTATAACTTCTTGAAAGTTCGGAACCTTGTCCTGTTCAGACTCAGCCTTCTCCAGATCCTCCTCCGTTATAAGCGACTGCGGTTCAGAAGGTGCCTCATAAGTGTACAAATACGTTCTTGTTACAAAAATCGTGCACACTAAAACCGTAGCGCAAACCAGTGCTGTGCAAATAATAGCAACCATTACCATTCCGTCCTTTCGTATGTTTCTGATTGATCAGGTTCATCCCGCAACTGTGGAGGGCACCACTTGCCGTTCTCGTCATGCATGTTATCTATCTTTGTTAAATCATTCCCCCAACGGTCATAAGAACCGTAAACCAGATTGGCAGGATCAGCAGGAAGTGCCATGCATATCCACTCAAGCGGGTTTATCGCATGGTTGTTCTTATCAATAGGTTTATCTTGGGCTTTGGTGTAACTGTCCCCAATCTTCTTCGGTGGGAATTTATAGTCCATTAACTCGGCTATAAGATAGTTACAAGTGTCGAATATCTCCAGTTTACCGGATTCCAGATAAGTATTTGTTCTGAACACACGAGCGTCAACAGATACGTGCCCTGGCTGAAATGCAATACCGAAATCCATAAAATGGTCATATAGTGACTTCTTGTTGTAGTCTCGCTTCGCCCCTGACTTAGGGTCAAGTATAGGCGCACACCACATGCCACCCATCGGAATGTCTTCGCATTCCTTAAAGAACAACTTCGATAACTCTTCTATGTTTTTGTTGTTTGTTACTACCTCTTTATAGATTACAACTTTTCCGTTGTCTTCGTCAATAGCTGCGAACAAATAAACGAAGTCATCACTCAAACCGTAGTCAGCCGCAACAATCCGTTTCCACTCCTTCGGAATATCATAGCTGGGAACTACACAGTGATTCGCAGACGGATATACAAGTCCCTCCGCATAGGAGAAGCTGGAAAAGATGTAGCGGTTAATCCACCACCCCGGTTTGTTCTTACACAGATTGTCAATGAAGTTCGGCGGCAGGAACGCATTGCAGTCGGTAGATGCAACGTGTGAAGAAACCGCAGGATCTTTAACATTATCAGGAACATTGATCTCATCCAGAATATTCCCGTGCTGGTAAATCTTATCAGAAGTGTACAGTACTTCTGTCCGAATCCACCCAGAGTCAGGATTACTCTCAATGATTCCTTTTAACCAATCCCCCTTAATCTTGGGCACTTTTAATCCGTTGTCCAGTTCTGTGTAGATCTGCTCACCTTCCTCATCTGTCTCAGGTACAGAAGCATTCAGGTTACGAAGTCTGGTCTTTAACTGAATAAACGCTTCAGGATCTACCTCAGATGCCTCAACGATAATGAACATAGTCAGGTTGTAAGACCTGAGTTTGTCAACGTCATCCAGAGGTCTGAACATAATTCTCGCCCCGTTGATCAAGTCAATGTAGGATTTCTGAGTAGAGATGTACTTAACAAATGCTCTCGGCAGGTCTGCTTCGATATCTCTTTTAATCGTCTGCTCATACTGAGAGGATACGTTCGCGCCAATAAGAACATTAGCGTTCGGTGTAAGGAACACATGTTTGTATAGTTCCTCTCTGGATGTGAGCGTCTTTCCTGTTCCGTAACCTCCGAAGTTCCCAACAAACGTATGGTGGTCGTTGTGAACTGCCGCCTGGTGAGGCTGAGGAATGTAGGTGTTGATGTATGTGTTGCATCTCGTACACTCAAGCCAGAACTCAGACTCGGCGTTATTTATCGCTATTGCTCTTTTGGTCAGGCTGCCACATCTCGGACAGCGTGAGAAATTCTTCATTGTAGTTATTCCAGTCTAACTCTGCGTAGCATTCGTCGCAGTACCTTTCACATGGATATACCTCTGCCCCACAGGAACAGAGGTATTTATTCTTAGTTTTCCTTGGAAGTGCCTTCTTCGTGCCCATTGGTTTTGTCCTTTTGCTTTTTGTCGATAGCAGCGATCTTGGAGCGTAGGAGTGCGTCCTCTTTCTTCAGGACTTCCTCTGTGATCTCAGGATGCAGTTCGTATTCAGGGAACGTGAGTTCAAGGCACTTTGAGAAACTGTAGTTAAGCGCATCGAACAGTTCCTTGTCAATCTTATCCCTGTCCTTGTTTGCTTGGTAGTTAGGTCTGATATTCTGGACAGCACCGGTAAGGGCTGCACAGCAGAGGTTGCAGACCTCAATTACAGATAGGGGTTCACTTGAAAACATACCGTCTTCAGAAATTACTATTGTGGGTTTCATACGCCACCTCCTTTGAGATCAATTATAAAGGCAGGGGGATGGTTTGGCAAGGGGGAAGATTTTTTAGATTGACCTTAATCCTGTGGGTTACTAGTGCGCAAAAGACCAAAAGACAAACATACGGGGCTTATATTATATCACCGCTAGGTCATATTATCCCACAATTTAAAACCCACCCCGGTTCCGCGCCATCCCAGCGCCCCTGTAATATACTTCCGAGCGCGCACTACGCTTCGTGCGAGCGGTGTCCTATGGTTGGTTCGTTAGTTCATCGGCGACCACCACAAACCCCAAGCCGATATCTACCCCAAAAATATACACACCCAAACACTCGTTCGACGTTTTTCTCTCATACTCTCTTTTTTAATTTTTTTTCTCTCCAAGAATTGTATACGTATATGTATACAGAAAGGCACTTTTCCCCTTATATATTATTATTTAATG